GAGGACGCCGTAGTATCAACCCGCGCATATCTAGCGGACTTTAGGGCGCTCCGCTTACGCCTCGGACGGATGGTTCAGGATCGCGAGCTATCGCCAATCGTGGATCGCTTCGGGCGTGAGATTGAGAAGTTCAACGGGCGCGAAATGTCGCGCGTTCTACCGATTGACATCGCGGCTGAGACGCCTGCCGTACGCGCGCTCCTGAAACGCCTGCGCAAGGCAAACGTGGAACTGATCCAGAGCATACCCGCGCGCCTGCTAGATGACGTGCAGGGCGTGGTGACAGATGCTGTGCAGCACGGAACACGGGTCGAGGTGCTGGCCTCGCGTCTAGCAGAGCGGTATTCCGTGAGCGAATCACGTGCACGTCTGATCGCGCGAGACCAGACTTTGAAGGCCAACGCCCAGCTCACACGGACACGGCACAAGGATGCTGGGATCACGAGCTATATCTGGTCTAGCTCCCGGGATGAACTCGTGCGTCCTATCCATGCGGAGCTGGACGGGTTCGAGTTCAAGTGGGGCGAGCCTCCGATCACCAACGAGGACGGGGACACCAATTCTCCAGGCGAAGACTATCAATGCCGGTGCCTCGCAATTCCTGTGCTAGACTAGACACTAGAGATGCCCATCCGCTTCGACACAGGCTCGCTCGGAAAGCTGGAGCGCACCCCGCAAGGGGGCATCCGCGTTCCCGCGGGCGTGACCCGCTCAGGGCTTCTGACATACGTCAACCCGGACGGGTCAAAGCGCGTAGAGTACCGCCCTCAGGATGAGGTAGAGCGCGCGGACAGCCTCGCCACGCTCCGAGACGCGCCCGTCACAAACCTGCATCATGGGCTCGTGGACGCGAGCAACTACCGCAAGGTCACCGTGGGCACTGCGTCAGGCACTCCGCGCATGGATGGCGTGCAGGTCGTGACGGATCTCGTGATCCAGGACGGTCTGACGATTGATCAGATCGACAAAGGTGAGCGCCGCGAGGTGTCCAGCGGATACACGTGCCAGATCGACCCCACGCCAGGGATGTTCGAGGGCGAGCGCTACGACGTGATCCAGAAGAACATCCGATACAATCACATCGCGCTTGTCCCTAAAGGGCGCGCGGGCAGCGAGGTCGCTCTGCGCCTCGACGCCGAAGACAATCAGATCCGAGAGGACGAAGACGTAATGAAGAAGATTGAGATCATCGGCGGAGTCGAGTACGAGGTGGGCACGGACGCCCACGCCGCGGCACGCAAAGTTCGCGAGGACGCCGAGGCCGCTGTCAGCGCTCGCCTGAACGCCCTCACATCCCTGGAGGCCGAGAACGCCGAGCTCAAGGCCCAGGTCGAGCGCTTTGAGAGCGCAGCCCAGGCCGCCGCGCGCAAGGCCCTGGAGGCAGCCGCCGTCAAGATCGCGGTCGAGGTCCGAGCGGACATGAGCGATGCGGACATCCGGCGCGCCGTGATCTCGAAGGCGCACCCCGATCTCGATCTCGAAGGCAAGCCGGCCGCCTACCTAGACGCGGCCTATGACCTTGCCCTCGCATCCCTGGAGGCGGGCGCCGCAGGCACCGCGACCAAGGTCCGAGCCGACGCGCTCGACGCGAAGCGAGGCGGCGCGGACCACGAGGACGCCGCGCCCGATGAAGACCCAAGTGAGGTTGCACGGCGCGAGATGATCAAACGCCAGAACGCAACCTTCATTCCCCAGCAAGGACGATAGACAATGCCGCAACTTTCCATCCCGGACGCACCGTCCGCCGCCTACGCAGGACAGATCGCCGAACCCGGCGCGCCGTCCTACCGCGTATCGAAGCTCGCCGAAGGCGCTCTGTCCGCGGGTCAGCCCGTACAGCGGGGGACCAATCCGCAGAAGCAGGTCGCGCCCTACGCGGCCGGCGACCTGGTGGATCCCGCGAACTTTGCGGGCTTTGTTTTCCTCGAGACCTCGGCCGATGGCACCATCGCGGACGGCGACGGCGTGACCGTGATCGAGGCGGGCGTTGTTGCGCTGAGCTTCTCCGAGGCAGTCACCGCAGGCGAGCGCGTGGCTCTCACCCTCGCGTCGGGCGCCCTGACGGGTGTCCCCGAGGGCACGCCCAGCACGGCCGCCGTGCAGGTGCTCCCCGCCCGGATCTCCGAGACGATCTCCGCCGCTGGTGTGGGTCGCGCCGAGGTGTTCAACATGGGTGCACCCGCACCCGCCGTTGAAGCGGGCGAGTACACGCCCACCCTGACGGACGTCGCCAACGTCGCTGCGAGCTCCCTGCTCGGCGCTCGCTTCCTGCGCGTCGGCAATCATGTCACCGTGTACTTCTCAGTCACGATTGATCCCACGGCAGCCGCCGCCACCGAGCTGGGCCTGTCCCTCCCCGTCGCCTCGAACCTGGTGGCAGCAGCCGATCTGATCGGTCTGGCCAACAGTGCCGAAACCGTGGGTGAGCCCATGATCGTCACGGGCGATGCGCCCAATGACCGAGCCAAGCTCGCCTTCACTGCAGTCGGTACGGGTGTAGTCACCTGGGACGGCTCTTTCTCCTACCAGATCCTCTGATCCAAACCGCCCTGAAAGGCTGAACACAAATGGCAAAGACGGCACACGCGCGGTCCCTGGCTCAGGCCCAGATGATCGCAGATCGAATGAACTACCTCTCCGACTCCGGCGCCCGCGAAGCGCAGCGCATGGATGCGGATGAGACCAACATGTTGGCTCTCCAGCTGGAGCAGATGCGTACGCGCGTCTACGAGGCGCAGTATCCCGAGCTGCGCGCTCGCCGCTTCATTCCGGTGACCAATGAAGTTGATCCCGGAGCCGAGACCTTCTCTTGGGAAGAGACGGACTATGTCGGCAAGGCGAAGGTGATCCGCAATTACGCGGACGATCCTCCCGCCGTCGAGACCAGTGGCAGCAAGCAGACGCACTCCGTGGTCGCTCTCGGTGACTCTTACGAGTACAGCCTTCAGGACATCCGCCGCGCGGCATTCTCCGGCCAGCCCCTGAGCGCACGCAAGGCGATGGCCTGCCGTCGGATCTGGGAACGCGGCCTGGACGACATCGCCGCGCTTGGCGCGCCCGATGACGGGATCGCAACCGGCCTGCTCAACCGTCCCGTGGGTTCGTCCGCGGGGCAAATTCGAGGCACTGCGATTACCGCAGCGGCCTGGAAGGACGCCACCCTGAACGCGGATCAGATGGTCGCGGACATGAACGCCGGAGTTCAGGGTTTGATCGAAGCGTCCAAGGAAACCTTGACGCCCGATCTTCTGGTGCTTCCGACCGCTACCTATCTGCGATTCGCGCAGACCACGGACGCCTATGGGATCACGGCGCGCGAGAAGTTTCTGAAGAGCAACCCGTGGGTTACTGAGGTGGCTTCCTGGGATCTGCTCAAGGGAATCGACGGAGCTGCGGGCGACAAGTCGCGCGGCCTTCTGATGAGCCGTGACCCCGACGTTCTCGAGCTGGTGATCCCGCAGGAGTTCGAGATCCTCCCACCGCAGGAGCGCAATTACGCGTTCAAGGTCCTGGCCCATGGGCGCACCGCAGGCACGGTGATCTACCGTCCCCTCGGCCTGCGCTACCTGACCGGGCTCCCCAACGATCCCACGGTCTGATCTAGACCTCCTACACCCTAGCCCCGTCGGACAAGTTCCCGGCGGGGCTTCGGGGGTAGGAGGATTGAATATGCCCCAGGTCCGAAACACTCACGCCGCGTCCGTCATGGGGATCCGGCCCGGCTGCGTCGCAGACGTACCCCAGGCCGCTATCGATAGGTATCCCTGGGCATTGCGCCCTGTGAGCGAGCCGGAACCCCAGGAGCTCGTCCAAACGGAAGACGAGCCCCGGCGCACGCCAGCGCGCGCGCAGATCGAGATCCTGCGCAAGACGGACGATCTGGACTATGCGCGGAGCTTCCGAGGATCAATTGGGCGGAGCTGCGCACGCCTCTGGCCATCTGGGGGGACAAGCTTGAGCAGGGCGTGGGTCTACTGGCCGCGCACTTCCTTTGCCTGCTGCCCCAGGCAAAGGACCTGCGCAAGGGTGAGCAGCCCGGTGCTACCATGTACATGCGCGAGCGCGCGCGGCTCAACAAGATCGTCTCTTCGGGGTTCCGTCAGGCGGGCGCGTGAGCGCCGTTCGCGTGGTTGACAACGGCGCGAACGCGGTGCTTGCCGCCGTGGAACGCAACCCGAAAGCGTCCGTCGACGTGGGGATCCTGGGCGACAAGGCGAGCGAGATCAAGAAGGGCGCGAAGAACGTCACCGTCGCGGACGTGGCGAGCTGGGCCGAGTTCGGGATCGGACAGCCTCAAAGGTCCTGGCTCCGGGGCTGGATTGACTCGCACGAAGCTCTGATCAATGAGCGAATCGACATGGAGGCCCGCGAGGTGATCCTCGGTAAGCAGACCTCGGCGCGCGCTCTAGCCCGGATCGGCGTGTGGCTCCAAGGGGAACTGCAATTGAACATTGCCAACTTCCCTGGCAATGACTTCAAGCCCAACGAGGACAGCACGATCAAGAGGAAGGGCAGCTCCACCCCCCTAATCAGCACCGGCCAGCTCCGCTCTTCGATCTCTCACCGGGTGCAGGGCTAGCGCATGGACTGGGCGACGATCCAGACCGCTCTTGTGTCGGCCGTCCAGACCGCCCTAGGTGACAGCGCGGCGGACGTGTCTTGGACCAACCGAGAGACGGCATGGCGCAGCGATTCAAACGTCAAGCTGATTGTGCTGAGCAACACGGCGCGGGGGCGAGGCGAGCGGCGCTACACCGTCGAGGGCGTAGACATGGAGCAGCGCGAGCGCGTCTACGGTCCGCGACGCTTGGTGATCTCAATCCACTGTGAGACGCAGGATCAAGACCTAGATTCCAGCGCCCTGGCGATTGCGGAGAGCATCGCGGCCGGCCTGTATCAGAGCGACGTGGAGTCCATCCTAGACACGGCAGAGATCGGGATCTCCAAGGTCGAGGCAGTGCGCCAGGTGGACGCCCCAGACGCAGAGGGTCGCGTTCGATCCATAGCGGTGCTCGATGTGTTCTTCAATGCGCACGTATCGAAGGTCGGTCCGCTCATCCCCTACGTCGACACCGTGATCGATCCTGTAGGGACGATCACCCCCTGATCTCGTGCTACACTAGAGGTAACCGCTATGGCACTTTCCGAAATCGTCAACGTCTCAATCCAGGCTGGCACTGTCAATCCCGCGCGTGCGGGCTTCGGCGTCCCCCTCCTGCTCATGTATCATGACGCTTGGGCGACGGATGAGGTGCGTAGCTACAGCACGTTCTCGGCCGTCGCTGCGGACTTCTCCAGCTCTTCGCCGACGCAGCGCACGGTCTACCTGGCCGCCGCGCAGATGTTCAGCCAGAGCCCACGGCCCGCGACGATCAAGATCGGCCGTCTGCCCGCACCTGCGACCGGGCAGGTCACCACGATTGACGCCAATGATTTGGCGTATGGCTCCGCGATTGATGGTTCTGTCACGTCGCCGGACGGCACCGTTACCCCGATCAGCGTGGCGTGGAACACGGACCTCGCGACCACGCTGGCAGATCTGCAGACCGCGCTTTCAGCCATCTCGGGCTTGACCGCGGCCGCTGCGGTCGCTGGCGTCATGGACGCCACGTCGGACAACATCGGGGAGCAGTTCTACTACAACTTCACCACGGCCGGCGTGGACGTCCGGGACGCGACCTTGACCTGGGGATACGACACCCGCCTGGACGCGCTCCTGAATATCGATCCCGAGTTCTATGCCGTGATGGTGGACAACAACTCGCCGGTCAACATGGACAAGGTGGCGCGATGGTGTCTCGCCAATGATCGCATGTGCGGCTTCGCCCCACAGTATACGAAGCCAGCACAGTTCGTCTCGGGCGAGTTCACCAGCGGCGCGGACTACACCGCGCTTATGGCGAATAAGTCGGCCTGGGGTATCTTCGTAGCCGAGCCCCGCTCGACTTTCAAGGAAGCTGCTTGGTTCGCCGACATGCTGCCCCGAGATCCCGGCTCTGCAACGTGGGCCTTCAAGACGCTCGAAGGCGTGGGCGCCGACACCTGGACGCCCACGGAACGTGCACTGATCGAGGGCCCCACGCACAAGGCCAACCACTACACGGCCGAGGCCGGCGTGGGGATCACCCGACCGGGTAAGACGTTTGGTGGGGAGTGGATCGACGTGACCCGCGGCCTTGCCTGGCTCGCGGCTCGGATGGAGGAACGGCTTTTCAGCGCACTCCTGAACAACCCGAAGATCCCCTACACCGACGGCGGCTTCGCAGTCCTCGTCGGTGAGGTGCGAGCGCAGCTCAAGGAGGCAGAACAGCGTGGTGTGATCGCGTCCGGCTGGGCCGTCACAATCACGGCCGCAGCGGCCCAGGCCCCGGCGGATAGGGCTGCGCGCATCGTGCGTGGCCTAGAATTCAGCGCTACGCTGGCGGGCGCAATCCACACGATCAATATCGCGGGCACGGTGACGGTCTAATGGCACTCAAGACATACGATCCAAACAAACACGATATCGTCTTCGCGGGCATCCCGATCAATCGCGGGTTGGCGGACGGGACCTTCCTCAAGATCTCCACGAACGCCCCAGGCTTCAAGGCGAAGGTCGGCGTGGATGGTGAGGTGACCCGATCCCGTAGCCACGATCGCACGGCCGAGGCCAAGATTACGGTCATGCAGACCTCCGAGGTCAATGACCGATTGAGCGCGCTCTACGCCGATGACAGGAACGCGGTCAATGGCCGGGGGGTTGGCGCGTTCTTCGTGCAAGACCGCGCGGGGACGACCGTTCTGGAGTCCAGCAAGGCATTCATCTCGGATGATCCCAACCCCGAGTTGGCGGCCGAAGCGGGCACACGAGAATGGACTTTCATTCTCACGGACTATGCGCCGACCCACGGCGGAAACGCTGACGAATGAAGCGCACGATCGACGGCGTGACCTTTGAGGTGACCCCCCTCGGCTTCAAGCAGGCGCGCGTCGCGTTCGTGCGGCTGACGAAGGCTCTAGGGCCCGCCCTGGCTCATGTGGACACCGACGCCCCGGACATGGCCGCGGCGCTCAGCGCCCTTGTAGAGCGCGTGGGCGATGATGATCTGGAATGGTTCGCGGATGTGTTCGGCGAAACAACTCGGTTCTCGACGGACGGATCTAAGTGGCCGTACCTGCACGCGGACTTGAGAGAATCCCTGTTCTCGGGAGGGAAGCTGATGCTATTCTTTCAGTGGCTCGCATTCGCCCTGGAGGTGAACTTCTCCGATTTTTTAGTGTTTCTGACGCGCGCCAGCGGAGGCGCCGCGCCATCCGCGGAGGACAAGATCCCCGACTCAGTAGCCTAGACGTCCCCGATCTGATCGGCGAAGAATGGTCGGTTTGGCGCGTCGCAACTTCCGAGAGATTTCACGTGTCACCACAGGAGATATTCGAGCACTGGACGATGGGTGATGTTGAGCGCGCCAACCTGACCCTGGACATCCTCGAAGATGTCGAGCACCTCCTGACCCCCACGAAGTCGTAGCCATGGCACTCCGAGAAGTCTTCGCGAAGTTCACAACGCAGTTCAACGGATCTGCGTTGAAGCGCGGGGACGCGCAGGTTCGCGGACTGACGGGCAAGCTCGGCGGTGCGATGACAGCGCTCAAGGGCCTGGGCGTGGCATTCGCGGGTCTCGCGATCGTGGGTATCATACGGCGTTGGATCAGCGCGGTGTCGGACTTCGTCGATGACATCCGCACGATCGGCGACGAGCTGGACAAGACCTCGCGCGTGATCGGTATGTCCTCTGATGCGCTTCAGAAGTGGCGCCACGCCGCCAGCTTGTCGGGGGTGGACGCCTCGACGTTCTCTGCTGGGCTGGTGAAGATCCAGAACCAGATGCGCCAATCGTTGATCACTCCCACGAGTTCTGCGGCGCTCGCGTTCAAGCGCCTGGGCGTGGATCTCAAGGATTCAAACGGGAATCTCCGAGATGTCAGCAGCGTCGTGCTGGACATGGCGGACCCGATCAATAACCTGAGTTCCTCCACCGAGCGCACGGCGATCCTGATGGCCTTGGCTGGGCGCAGCGGCGCGCGCCTGGGACCGCTCTTCGACCAAGGGCGCGTAGGCATAGAGGCCATGTTCGCCGAGGTCGACGCACTTGGCGAAGGCATGAGCCAGGTGGCAATCAAGGATGCTGCCGACCTGACGGACGCCATGGCCCGGATGGACTTGGCCACGCTCTCGCTTAAAAGCAAGCTGGCTGTGGTTCTACTACCAGCGATCATCAAGGCCGTGAAGGCTCTCACCAAACTAGAGGCGTGGTTCGCTCGGAACAAGTCGGCGGTTACCGCGATCAAGGTCGCTCTCATCTCGCTAGGTGTGGTCGCTACGTACGTCGGGCTTGTCATGCTAACTGCAATGCTCCCGGTCCTGATCCCCCTGGGTTTGATTGCCGTGGCCGTGGCCGCTGTGATCCTCGTAGTGCAGGATCTTTATACGTGGTTCCAGGGAGGGGACTCCGTGTTGGGATCATTCATTGGGAACATCCACGAAGTGGTTGCCGCGATGGATGCTGTCTACAACGCGATCGCGCGCGTGCTAGGTCTCCCGAAGATCTCGCACGACATCGCCGCGCCTCCGCCCCCTCCGCCCCCGCCCCCGGGAGTGTTCCCAGGTATCTCAGGATCGGCGCCCGCGCCAGAGGCCCCGGCCCCGGCCTCGCGGCGCTTCGTGGCGCCGCGAGGGCGTGCGCAGTTCTTGACCCAGCTCGCAGGCGCGGGGACGTTCACCCCGCCCGCCCCCTCGGCGGGTGCCCGAGCTCCTGTCAATCAGACAGTGCAACAGAACAACACGATCTCAATCACTGGTGCGCAAGATCCCGAAGCTGTAGGGCGCATTGTCCGGCGTCACCTCGACCGGGCTAACCGGGACGCGGTGGAGGCGCTCGGGCAGTGACGCTAGCGATCTCATGGGTGACTGAGACGGAGGAGACTGACCCAGGTACGGGCGAGAACGTTCTTACATCTGCGTATCATTTCTTGGAGTTCGACGCGGTGACGCGCGAAGAACACGCAGGCGAGGCCGACCTGCCCGAGCATGTCGTAGAGTCCGGCGCGAGCCTGAATGATCACAAGCGAGCCAAGAATCGCACGATCGATATCACGGGGATCGTCAGCAACACACCTCTCGACTTCCCGCCCAGATCTGGTTTTGCCTCGCAGTCCATTTCGACCTCGACGGTAGGCGGCGTGATCACGTTCTCGGAGGATTTCAATCGCGTGCAAGACGTGGCGGAAACGATCGAGAGGCTGCGCGTCGAGCCGATTGATCTGACGGTAGAGACAGCGATCGCCACGTATGACAACGTGCAGCTCGCGGGGTATTCGATCCCACGGGCAGACCCAGAGGATGCCGCAGAGTTCTCGTTGAAGTTCGTGCAGATCCGACGCGCGGAAACGCAGACCGTGGAAGCTCCGCTCCCGCGCGAGCCCCGGGCTGCCCATCGTACTACCACGACAACGGAGACCAGAGAAGAAACAGAGGCAGATCCCGCAACCAATAACGAATCCTGGCTACACGAGTTGATGTTCTGATGGCTGCCGTAGTCCTACAGCGGATCCCCTTGCGCCCTCGAAGGGCCACGCAGTCCGTCAACGTCACGCTCTCGGGGCGCCCTTTTCGGATTGATCTAGATTGGAACGGACGTCTAGATCGGTGGATGCTTTCGCTGTTCACGGGTTCCGGCGCGCCAATCCTACGCACGAAGGCGCTCGTATTGGGGTCTGATCTTCTCCGCAGGACGCAGTACAATCCGGACTGCCCGCAAGGCGCCCTACGCTTGCGCGACCTGCAAGGCGCCGAGGGTGAAGCGACCCTGGACAGCCTCGGCATTCGCCACGCGCTCTACTTCATTCCGACATGATCGAGCGCCCTCTATCCGATAGGCGCTGGCTCCTGACGGTCGGGGATCTGGATGTGTCCGAGCTTGATCTGCAGTTCACGGTCAACCGCTCGACGACGCACGAGCCTAACACCGCTGAAATCCGCATCTACAACCTGAGCGCGGACAGTCGCGCAAGACTCACGGCTGCGGAGCGTCCTCGCGTAGTGCTGCGTGCTGGTTACGCAGGGGACGGTGATCCTCCCCCGCGCCTGTTCAATGGATCGGCGCGGGACATCACGAGCGAGCCTGACGGGCAGGAGATCGTGACGACGCTGCAGTGCTCCGACTCCGGGCGAGAGATCCAGACCGCCCGGATCTCTCGCAGTTACAATCCGGGTGTCCGCGTGATCACTGTGCTCCGAGACGCAGTGGAGGCGCTCGGGATCGGCGAAGGCAACCTACGCGAATTTGAATCCAGCTACGCCACGCGCACGGGGGCCACGATCTTTGCGGACGGCTACGTCGCAGACGGCCCAGCGCGGCGCATCGTGCAGGACATAGCGCGCGCTGCTGGCTTGCGGTGGAGCGTGCAGAATGGCGCGCTCCAGCTCATGCGCTCCGGGCAGGCTCTCCAGACCACGGCGCCTAGCATCTCCTCGGCTAGCGGACTAATCGGCACTCCGACGCGGGACGACAAAGGCAAGGTGTCTGCGACTGCGCTGATGCAGCCCGGGCTCGAACCTGGGCGGCGGATCGTGATGGCGAGCAGGGAGATCCGAGGAGGCTACGAGGTGCGCCAGGTGGAGCTGCGCGGGGACACAGCGGGCACGGATTGGTATGCTATAATGGACCTAGCACCCTTGACCTAATGCGCGCGAAAACCACCACAGAAACGCTACGGAGCGTCCTACAGTCCGCGTCCATGGATCTCCATGTGATGCTCCCGGGGACGGTGCGATCGTATGACGCGAGCTCACAGACCGCCGAGATCGAGCTTGGCGTTTCGCGCGTGCTCCCGGCAGAGGATGAAGATCAAAGCGGGGACGCCACCGAGGCCCTCCCGATCCTGCCGTCCGTGCCTGTGTCATGGCCTCGGGGCGGCGGGTGCTTCCTGGCATGGCCTCTCGCGGAGGGAGACACGGGATCCGTGATCTTCTCCGAGTCCGATCTGAACACATGGCGCGCGTCGGGCGGAGTGGTAGATCCCGGCGTGGCCACGCGGCACGGCCTGAGCGGCGCTGTATTCCTCCCCGGCCTGCACACGAGACTTAACCCGCTCGCATCCGCAGATCTCAATTACGGCCGCGTAGGGTACGATGGCGGGCCATACATTGAATTTGATCCAGTCGAGATCCGCGTCGGGGGGTCGAGCGCGCTCGCGCTTCAAGGGCAGCTAAACGCACATCTTGCGGCGATCGCGGCGGACCTGGCCACGATCGCCGCTGGACTTACGACGCCGATCCCTGAGCCCGCACTGCAGTATGGGCCGGTCACAGGCAAGCCCTTCAAGGACGTCTCTTCGCCTATCCCCACCACGATCACGAAGGGTGCCTAGCGTGCGGGGCTGGAAGAAAGATCCCGCAACGGGTGATATGGCTTTGACCGCTGGCGATTCAACAATTGTCGAGGGGGACGATGCCACGGCGCAGGAGCTGCGCTCGCGGCTGCTCCTGTTCAGGGGATCATTCTTTGCTGATCTACGCGAGGGTGTGCCGTGGTTCCAGGAGATTCTGCGAAAGGGCTACGCTACTGGGCGAGTCAAGCAGGTGCTACGTGACGCGATCCTGACGCACCCCGAGATCGTTGACGTACCTTCGCTGACATTGACGGTTGATCCTGCGACCCGGGCCGGAACTGTGACGTTTGAGGCGCGCACCTTGGCGGGCTCTACTATTCGATCTGAGGACTTCGGTCCGGTATTGGTGGCCTGACTATGACGGTTTCTCTCACATCGACCGGCCTGGCGATTGAAACGCAGGCCGAGATCCAAGCCGCTT